GCCATCGACATCCCTAGAGATATTGCCTCGCTGTATTTCTTGTCGGATAACTCTTGAGAGGTCATCGACAGCTGCTCGTTTGTTTTTTGTTTCTTTAAACTTTTTAGCTGCTTTGGTGAGTTCATCACCGATGGCTCCGGTGGTGTGAGCGAGTCGTTTGAGTATTTCTTCTGCTGTCGCATTGTTTATCTCCATTTCTTTATTAATATTTTTCACTAATTGATTCCCTTTAGACTCAATTTGCGACTGATTTTCTACGAGTGTCTTAAACACTTGCTTATCTCTTTTTAACCTTTTTAAAGTTTCATCTAATATTACAGCTCTTTCTTTAAATAAAGTTTCTGTAACCTTTAGATTGCCAAATAAGGTTTCTTGAGATTCAGTTTTGAAACCAGCTCTTAATGCCTGGTTAATAATTGATTCAGCTTGTACTAAATTAGTTGGTTTTGTTTCATTTAATAATTTTATAATCGTTGGTTGTTTATCAACATCATCAACCATTTTTCCAACCAAAGCTCCAAAATTCTCATCAATAACTTTATTCTCCATCATTAACCAGGCATCATCTCCCAGTTTACTTAAATCATTACCTTGCTTATAAAATTCTGATGTTCGAGGAATACCGATTGAATCTAATTTTTTTTTATCTAACTTTAAAACTTTAGCAATATCCATAGCATTTAACTTTTGAATATTAGCTATATTTTTTGCAGCTCCAATCGTTCTAACTTCCTGAGCTGTAAAGCCATCAACCTCTCTAAATAGATGACCATATAATGCTGGTTGCTGACCATCTTTCTGAGCTATAATTCTTTTAGCTAGACCTAATCTTTGGTGACCATCAACAACAATTTTTTTTCCCGCTTTAGTTTCAAATACTAATATTTTATCAGCAAGAAATGGTTCCCACTTTGTAACATCTTTCATTTTATTAGATACACCAAATTCATCTGTACCTGATTTGAATTGAAATGTTTTTGCATCTACTTCTAATTCATCAATATTAAATTTAATTTGGTCCTCAGGTAAAGTAGCCTCAACAACACTTTCTTTAGTTTGAAATTTTTCTGTATTCAATGGTGATGTAGGTTTATTAATAGGAGCTGCATCAGGATACTCACCTAAGTTTCTTAAACTTTCATTAACTAATTTAATATGCTCAGATTCACCATCAATGCCTTTAAATGGATTGGCTTTAATAATATCCTCATCATCTTTTAAACTTTTAAGCGAATGATTTAATAAACTAATATCATTCATAGGGTCTAATTCTTCACTTAGATTTTTAGAAATTTTATGTCCATTAGGATTGTCAGGACTTAATAAGTTTACTGCCTCTTTTAAAGCATTGTGAGCATCTTGATTAGATAATTTTTCAGGAACTTTAAAACTTGGTATCGCTTTTTTAACTCCAGCAAATATTGTATTTATTGCTAAACCACCAACTCCAGCTGATAATCCACCAATACCAACATCTCTTGCCATATCATTTAATGTATATTCCTCTCCAATACTTTCTCTAAAAATTTTAACTTGAGGTCGAGTAACTAATTCATAACCCGCTCCAGCTCCAAATTGCTGAACAAAAACTTTTGCCATTGCCGGTTTAGTAAATTGACCAGGAATATTTCCATATAATAAAAAGGGCCAATAAAGTGGATTACTTACCATATCACCAAAATAACTAGCCATTGTTGGTAAAGCCTGGGAACCAAATGGCCCACCAGCTTTTGATATTTCAGCTACATCAGCTTTTGCACTCCTTGCTAATACACCAACTTGTTCTAATAGTGATTGTTGAGTAATAATTTCATAACCAGGTAATTTAGAATTTTTTATATGTTTATTTAACTTTGCTAATTCTTCATCAAAACTATCAATTCTTTTTTCTGTTGCATATTGACCACTACCTGAAACAAAACTTTCTTTAGGAGCATTTCCAAAATTATCAAATCTTTTACCAGTTTTTTCAAAAACATCATCTAATATTGGCTGTAAAACTTTTGTTAATCCATATTCCCTGGAATTAGGAGAACTCATAATTTTATGCATTTCCCTAACTTTATTCCAACTTTCGCTATAGTCACTCTCAGGTCTATCAAAAGTTTGTATTCTATCTAACCCAATAGATTCTAAGGCCTCTTGATTACTATTAAATGCATTAACCATTTATATAACCAATCCTTTCTCATATCCTTTTTCTTTTGTATATGTTAAAACTTCTTTTCTATTATCACCGCTCGTTAGTGAACAATGAACCCAACCAGAATCTAAGCCTTTTTCTTTTGAGAAACATTCAAGAATTACTTGGTCAAAATCAAAATGGTTAATAATCATTTCAGCTAAACTTAATGTACTCATACCTAGAGCCTCAATATCAACAGCCTCTCCTTTACAATGTTGGGATAATTGAGATGACCCTATTGCTAAAGATAATTCTTGTGTTCGATAACCACTTGTAATTATAATCGGTTTTTGGATTCGTTCACGAAGTGGTTCCAGTATTTGTGTGGCTAGAAACGATAACTTTGGAATAATATCTTGAGGAGGAGTGTTATCTAATCCTTTTCTATCCGCAGTTTGACTTTTTGTAAATTCTCTTAAACTAAAATTTTTTGTAAGCTGCATTTTATTCTACTTCTTCCATCAATTCTTTTTGTTTTTCTATCTGCCCTTGAATTTCAAAATCTTTATTTAACCCTAATAATTTTGTAATATCTAACTGAATAAGATTATTGGATGCATCAGTATATAGAAAAGGATTAACTTCATTATCTATTGGCTTGTTAGTAATATAAAACATATTAGGATTTCCGGAATTAACTAAATAAACTCCATCATCAATAATTTTTTCTATTGGAAATATTTCACCATCTGTATAATGAGGTGTTGATTGCAAACTTTTTTCAAAAACACTTACCTCTAAATTATTAAGCATTTTATCTAATTCTTTTTTATGAACTTCTTTTGGTACAATTACATTATGGCCATCATCTTCATAAACTCCACCAAACCCATTTTTTAAATCACCGGTTCCTCCAAGAAATTCATTAACTCTTAATTCATATTCATTACTTTTTATATCTCCTTTATTTAAAGCTGAATAATAAACTGCATCATTAATAGAAGATTTTAAACTATTGCTTATTTGTAAATCATTTAAAACATCTGCTGTTTTTGATTTAATATCGTTTTTTGTTATATTGGAATTAGGAAAAGGTAATTTTTTAATATCTTTATCTAAACCATCTAAAACAGTTGTAACTAACCCAGGGTTACTTCCTGATAATTCTCCCATAAGTGAATACATTCTTGCGGTATCTTGGTTGGAATCAGAAAACATTGTGCTAAATAATTCATCACTATATTCTCCAAATGCTACTCTTATATTATTTAAAATATTTAGTTTTTGTGATGCAGTAGGTGCTGATTCTATTTCATTTAATAATTGTGTTTCCTCATCTTTTGTTAATATTTGAAATGGAACTAAACCTTTTTCTAATTCAGTTTTATGAACCATATATTTATACCTTTTATTTGTATCGTTTATTATCCCAGTACCTTGAGTGTTTTTTCTAATAATATTTGAAATGTTTAATTCAGGAAAATTTTCATCTTGATTTTGATAATATGAAACTGGGTCTTTTATTAATGCAGTTTTTTTCTCTTTAACAATTTTTTGCAAGGCCTCAGCTACCTTTTGGTCAGCATTTGTCATTCCATTATTATTCATTGTTGATATTAAATTTTGTATTTCTGATTCAGAATCAATGGTAGGAATTTTGTCTTGATTTTTTACAACATTATATAATGTTTTTAATGCATCATATTGTTCTGTAACACTTGAATCATTTATCCCTTTAACCATATCTGAAAGTTTATTTATTTCTTTTTGGTCAGGAGTATTATTTGCTTTTATAATGTTTCCTATTTCAGTAATTTTATCTATTACAACTTTGGCATCACCTTTTTTCTCACTCGCTACCTTATCTAAAGCCTCCATAATTAATTGTTCTGATGCTGTTACACCATCTTCTTTTAATTGATTTTTAAGTATTAAAATATTACTATCTATTTCTGAAACTGGCATTTTTGTTATTTCTTTTATTCCAGGAGCAAAGGCCTCATATAATTCTATCTCTTGCATCATTAATGCTTTTTTATCTGAATCAGCCTCATTTTCTACATTTTGTTTTAACTCAGATAATCTGGTATTAACATCATAACCTTTAAACATACCGGACTTTATTTGAGTAAAATCTTTATTGTAAACTGTTAGTGCGGAATTAGATTCACTTTTTCGACTTCTTATAGTTCTGTTAAAATTAGCTCTTAAAGATTTAATAGCATCTCTATTTAAACCTCTTAACAAACCATCTTTTTTAGTGGTTGCTGGTTCAAACACTTTATCCATAAATGCATTTTTATCAGGAGCTGCATTAAATTTTGCAATAACCTGAGATGCATAAACATCCTCTTGATAATCTAATAATTCTTTGGCAACTTTTTCACCAGTAAATTTATTCGCCTCAAGGAACTTTCTATGATTTACTAAATCCATCTCAAGAATTGCATCAAACTTCTCATCAGGTAATGTTAATCCTTGGTTTGCAGCAAATAATTCACCATCTTTTTTTCTTCTATTCCATCCCATTAATGCATCAGTTTGGTCTTTTTCTGTTTCCCATTTAGACCATTTACCAATATAGTCACTCATTGTACTTTGGCCTAAAATGGATAATTTCATATTTAACTCAGCTGCGGCAATCGGACTAAGATTTTGTAATGCTGAGGAATAACCAGTATTTAAATTATCTATTTTATCTTGTAAATCTTGTGGATTTTTACGATTCGTTTCCCAATCTGTTAATAAAACACTTAAGTCATTTCTTGCTTGTGTTTCTAATTTAGCGGCTGAAAGAACTGATGCTTGTTCAAATGCAGCTGCTCCAGCTGCGGTTATTGGTTTCTTTCCTCCATATTGCTCTAAAACTCCCTCAGGATTTTGAACAGCTGTTTCCTGAGCTTGTCTTATTCGAGATTTTTTATGTATATCTAATGCAAAATTAGTAACCTTATCTGCTTGTTGTTGCATAGCTGATGCGGTTGTTTGTTTTTCTCTCAAATTAGCAAAATCAACATTTCTAATTGGAGCTAAACTATAACCCATACTTCTATATCTTAAACTTTTAACCATTATATTTTTTATCTCTCCATATTAAACTTAACCAATAGCCGCAATCTGCATTGCAGTATCTCCAAATTTTCCTACAGCATTATATATTCCTTGCTTTCTTGATTCTTTTCCAGCTTGCTCATATAAGTTTGCCTGGAACTCACCCATACCTAATGTTATGTCAGCTCCTCTTTTAGCTGTTGTGTAGTCCTTATAACCCTCACCAAAAGCATACATTGATAGATTGCCCATTGAACCACTAAATGGATTTAATAAAGCTGAACCACTTCGAGCATTAATTGCAGCTGTTGTTTCTAATGATTTATCTAATGCCGCAACTGCTTTTCTATTATATTCTAAAGCATCTCTACTAGCCTGAAGTCTTGTCATTTCAGCTTGAGCATTATATTCTGTTTGTTTATATGAACCTTGCATTACTGCTCCAACAGCTGATACTGCTGTACTAGCTATTGAAATATAAGGTGCGATTAAAGCTACTGTTTCCATTTTATCCTCCTATACTCACTTTATAATCTAATGCTAATAAATTTAATTCTAATGGAACTGATTGAGTAATAGTAATGGTTCCCTCATCATTAAATCCTAATAATGGACCTACTTTTTTAATTCCAGTAAAAGATTCAACAGCACTATCTAAAATATCCTCACCAAAACTTCTAAATGGAACTAATTGAGAATTAACACTCATCGCCTTGCTTTGGTAAACATCAGCATTTACTTCTATTATTCTTTTTTTAAAACCTTTAGCTGACACACTTCCAGAAAATTTCGGTTGTACCGGCATTGTTTTTACCTCTAATGCGAATGGTAATCCCATTTCATAATTACTAGCTGATGCTCTGGAAAAAGTAACAACACCACTTCCATTTGTTGTTTGCTGTTCCTCAACATTTCCATCGTTAATTATGTCAACTGTTGAACTTGGTAAATGTGCAGCTGTACCGGTTGTGCTTGAGGCTGATACATAAACAGCTGAATCTGTATGTAATGTTGAATCAAATACTTCAACAAAATATTTTGTAGCACTATTAATAGTCCTTTTAACGATTGTGTAAATAGTATCAACATCAACACCTACTGCTAAAAATTCCCCTGAGGTTGTTATTTTAGATGGAGCTATAACATTTTGACTTCTAAGTATAGAATAACAACTCATAGAGCCATTACCTGAATTTACAACAAACAATCTATCTGTTTCTTCTGTACTGGTACTTCTTCTAATAGCCATATCAACTGGATTATTTAATAAATGAGAACTTAATAATGATATGTTAGCTGTGTTATAGGCTTGCTCAGTATCAGTAAAAGACATTTCATTTAACATCTTTCCACTTCTTTGAATATAAATTGTTCCTGAATCTAATCCAGCAACTGGCACTCCTGGCTTTGTTCCATTTCTAGTGGCAGTTCTTACTAAAACATTTTCAGGCGTTATAGCTTGGTCAACAGTTTGCGGGATATAAAATTCTGAGCCACTCGTGAAAATTTGCAAATCCCGGCCTGAGTGAATATCAACAATTTGATTTAAACTATCTGTTGATATTGTTGCTGTTACTGATTCATCATCTAATGAACCACCTAAATTAAAATTAAAAAAATCTGCTACAACAGAACCCCAAAAAGTCGTTGGTTGTGATTTACTTCCTCCAAAATATAATCTTCCCTGGTGAAATGTTGTTGATACTGGATAACCTTTTGATGCTGACCAGGAATCAACATAACCAGTTTCTAATTCCCAATTACCACTTGCAATCGCTGAACTATTAAATAAATTGATTTCAACAATTCCTTTAACACTTGTTCCGGAAACATACTCAATAATTTTAATTCGACCAAAAGATTCTGTTAAATTAATATATTGTTTCTCGTGGTCCGCTGTAAAAACACTTGAGCCAGCTGTTAGGGTTATACTTCCACTTGTTCCGCTTGGTGTTAAAGTAGAGGAGGGATTACTTGTTGTAATTGTCGGAGCATAAACCGGAGTATTTTTAAAAGTAATAGTCGATAAGGTCCAAAGGTTGTGGTCAGCTCCTCTTACAATTTTAATTGGAGCTAAGTCTTTTTGAACAAAAATAATAGTATCAGCACTTTGTGTATATTTAATTGTACTAAGCATAGCTGAAGTTAAAGTTGAAACCGCTAAATAATCATTACCAGTAGAATTAATGTTAGTAACTAAGGTTGCATTTCTATAAATATAAATTCGTTGATTAACTAAAGCGAACATATATGAATCATCAGTATTAAATTCAAATGGTATTAACCTAACACCACTACCAGGACTAGCTGCTGATGGTAACTCGCTTATATATTTTAAACCATCTCGTCTTTTTAATCCGCCTTGAGGTTGAATAAATACATTGCTTGCAGTTTGTAAAGCATTGTAATATTGCTGTAAATCTACCCTACCTCTTACTAATGGGTCTAATTCTCCTATGCTGAAATTAGTTTGTATGTTAATTAACCTGGACATCTTTACCTAATAGCGGTTAAATCAAAATCATCCATTGACCAATTCGGTCTATTTTGACCATCTATTTGTGTTGCTTGTCTAAACATTCCTCCTCTCATATTTTCACTTACTGAACCAACAGCAATAGTTTGAAAATATTGAGCCTTTGTAATTTGGTCGGTAACACTTTCTGCAATATGCCAGGCCATAAAATATTTTAATAATTGAATAAAATAAGTCGGCAATACATCTTCTGATGGTGAGCATTGATAATCAACATAAATGCTAGTTTCATTTGTAACCAACTTATCCCCTAAAATTTCCCATCCAGTATTTATTGAGGATGCTCCTGAAACACTTGAAGTAAAAACAGCTCTTACTCCTGAGCCAATCATATCTGATGGTAATGAATATTCGTATGTCCACTCTGTGGCTGGTGAATTTACAGTTTGAGCTAACTGTACTTTCTTATAACTAAATGACCAAGGATACATTCCTAAGAGCATATCTTTAGTATCGTCATATAATCGGTCACAAATTTGAGCTGAATCAGTACCCTCAGAAAAACTACTTAATGGAGAACTACCTAATAATATTAACGAATCAGAACAAATTGATAACTTAGAATCTCCAGTAGCCATAAAAACCTTTAAAAAATGGGAGAGCTTTTACACCCTCCCAAATTATTAATTTAGTCACTATCTGTTGCAGTAACAGTAAGACCATCGGTGACATCACAGACACCACTAGCATTACTAGCTACAAAACAAATTGTAACCGCTTGTGTTCCTCCAGTAGAGGAACGAACAAAAATAATATCTCCAACACTAACTGTATCAGAAACATCGTTAAAATAAGCGGCTGTATTTACATCGCCTATTGCATCTGTCGTGGAGTAAGAAAAGAGTCCAAGTCCGGTACCTTTCTTTGATACACCGCCAACGACATTCCATCCATCTCTATTAAACGCCATATCTTTACTCCCTTGTTGTTATTTTAACGATACCATCTGCATCGATGGCAATTCCGCCACCTGAAAACATTGATGCAACTAACCAGGAAGTTTTTTCCGCAACCCAATCAATTCGAGAAGTTTGGTTCATACCAATACCAACACCAACAGAACTTTTATGAAATGCATAACAGATTCTGTCCGAGCTACCATCAATAGCTAAACCGCCCTCATCGGGTCTATCGCCAATAGTTATTATTTTAAAACCAAGCCAAGTATCCAAATCTCCATTTACAAGAGCTTTAATGCTATTGAAATCAGAGCTTTGTACGCTAGTTTTACCTAAGAGGTTACTGAGCGAGTTCGCATGCACCAAAAGTGTTCTATCACTCGGTGGAACATTTTTCGCATCTAATGTTTTTTTAGCTGCTCGAATCATCCCAGTATTTAATCCATTAGCACT